GGTGCGGAACGCCGCGTTATTTCACTAGTGTCAATATGCACCATGACGCATAACGCCAAGAATAACGAAGGGTTAAGGTAGGGCATATGGGCAGGCCGCTCGGGTCGAAAGACCAAAAACGTGAAATTCCAAATCCTGAAGACCCGTTAACAATTGCCGCGAACGCGGCGACCGACAAAATCCTGCGGCCCCACGTGGAAATCGCGGACCCTCGCCTGCTTTTGCCGCGCTATCTCGTGGCCAAGGCGTTCGGCGTTTCGATCGACACGCTTTCAAAGTGGGATATCAAGGCCGTGATTCAGCGGGGGCGCGAGGCGCTCTATTATTTGCCCGAGGTGATCAACGTCCGCCACGGGGGTGATGGGAACAAGCTCAACCCCGGCCAGGAAAAAGCGCAGCTTGACCGTATCCGCCGCGAGAGTGCCGAGCTTGATTTGGCCCGCAAGCGTGCAGAGTTGGTTTCGGTTGAAGAGGTGCGCAACGAACTCGAGCGCGAGTACGTCGTGTTGCGTCAACGGTTCTTGGCACTCCCCACCAAGCTCGCACGCGCGCTCGTGCCCATGGACAACCCGCAGGAAATCAGTGCATTTATTTTGGATGAGGTGGGAAAAATCCTCGAAGGGTTGAAAACGGATGCAGCAATTGAAATCGCCCAAGTCGAAAAGCTCGCTCAGGCTGAAACTGAAAACCGACCCGAGGGGCATCCGGCTGGCGTTCTTGAGGACGAGGGCGACGGTACTGAAACCGCCGCCGAGGATGAGCCTAGTTGAGTGGGCGGATACGTTCCGGCACCTCTCGCGCGAGAGTTCGAGCGAACCGGGGCAATGGCAAACGAGTCGCGTTGAAGTAGCACGCGGCCCGATGCTCGCGGTCACAGACCCGCGTGTTCACACAATCACCGTTCAGTGTGCGACGCAGCTTTTGAAAGCGTTGGACGTTGAGACGCGGCTACCGACCCCAACGGGTTGGACGACAATGGGCGCGGTTCAAGTGGGCGACCTGCTTTTTGACGAAAACGGAAACCCGTGCCGAGTGGTTGGAAAAAGCGAGGTCACCACAAAAGAGGCCGTCGAGGTTATGTTTCAGGACGGCGCGCGGGTCGTTTGCGATTTGGGCCACCGCTGGCCGGTTAAGGATTATGGGAAATTGCACGACTCGGGCTTGCGCCGCCGGATAGCTACGACCGAGGAAATCGCGGGTCGGGTTAAGATGCACCAAAATCGAAACCGCTACGGCGTGAGGTGCGCCGCGCCGCTAGATTTGCCTGCGGTCGAGCTACCCCTCGACCCATACATTTTTGGGTTGTGGCTTGGCGACGGGCATAGCTACTCCGCTCGAATCAGTTTCAACGCGCAAGACTTAGCCGACGATTTGGAGCGCGAGGTTTTGGCTCGCGGGTTTACACTCATCCCCGCTAACAGTAACGCTGACACCGTAGCCGAGCGCAACGTGCACGACGCGAACGGCTCTATTTTTTCCGCGCTGAAAAACCTGGGTGTTTTGAAAAACAAACATATACCCGATGCGTACCTGCGCGCGGGGCTTTCGCAACGGTGGGATTTGTTCCGGGGCATAATGGACACCGACGGCACCGCGTCACCGGCGGGGGGTTGCGCGGTAACTTTCAAACGCGTTGAGTTTGCAAACGGCTTTGTCGAGTTGGCACGCACACTCGGGTTGAAAGCCAAGGTCAAGCCGCACAAGGTTTTATACGAGGGCGAGCGCCGCACCTATCATATGGTTACTTTCACGGGCTACCCAGAGTTACACCTTTTCAATTTGAAACGAAAGCAGGCGCAGCTATCGGTCGAGCGCGCGTACTACCGTTACAGCGATAGCCGCGAGCGTCGGATTGTGGCGGTTAACCCGGCTGGCGTGCGGCAAGTGCAATGCCTGGCGGTCGACTCGCCGTCCAACTTGTTTTTGTGTTCGGAGTGGTTTGTGCCCACGCACAACACCGAGTTGATCAACAACGTGCTCGGGTACTTTGTGCACCTCGACCCGAGCCCCGTGATCGTGATGCAACCCACCGAAAAAATGGCGCGGGCTTGGTCGCAGGACCGACTCGACAAAATGATTCGGGACACGCCCGTTTTGCGCGAGCAATTTGGAACGAAAAAAGCGCGCGAGTCGAGCAACACGATTTTGCATAAAGAGTTTCCCGGCGGACACGTGACGGTGGTGGGTGCGAACGCCCCGAGTGATTTGGCGATGCGACCCGTCCGCGTTATTTTGTGCGACGAGGTCGACAAGTATCCGGCGAGCGCAGGGAAAGAGGGCGACCCGATCAAGCTCATTTCGGAACGCTCGGCCACGTTTTGGAACTCGCTCAAGGTTCACGTTTGCTCGCCGACGGTCGAGGGCCGCTCACGCATTGCATACGAGTACGAGCAAAGCGACCAACGCATTTACGAGGTGCCCTGCCCCAAGTGCCGTCACCCGCAAGAAATGAAGTGGACGCAAGTGCGCTGGAAAGAGGGCGATCCGGAGTCGGCGGCGTATCACTGCGAGAGTTGCGGGGTTGCTTGGTCGGAAATCGAGCGGCTCAAAGCGGTGGGGCGCGGGACGTGGCGGGCAACGCAACCTTTCAAAGGCCACGCGGGCTTTCGAGCAAGCAAGCTCGTGAGCCCGTGGGAACCCTTGAGCAAGATTGCCGAAAAGTTTCTGGCCGCGAAAAAGGACGCCGACAAGCTCAAGGTTTTCGTTAACACGCAGCTAGCCGAGACGTGGAAAGAGCGGGGTGATGCGCCCGAGTGGGAACGCATTTATGAGCGGCGTGAAAAGTACAAGATTGGAACGGTACCGGCTGGCGTGATGTTTCTAACCGCTGGCGTCGACGTGCAAGACAACCGGCTTGAGGTTGAGGTGGTCGGTTGGGGCCGCGACAAACAGAGTTGGTCAATCGAGGTTTTCGTTTTCGAGGGCTCGACGGCAAGCGAGGGCGACCGAGGCGAGGGCGGGGTATGGGCCAAGCTCGATGGGCTACTCAACGAGTCGTGGGAGTCGGCGGACGGCCAATCGTTTAGCATCCAAGTGATGGCGGTTGACTCGGGCTTTCGCACTCAGACCGTTTACAATTGGTGTCGCAAGTATCAAATGAATCGGGTGATTGCCGTCAAAGGAAACGACCGGCTTTCGGTGCTCATGTCGAGCGGCACAATGGTTGACGTGAAACGCGGGCGGGTACGGGCGGCTCGCGCGTTCAAAGTGTTCACGCTTGGCGTGGGGCTACTCAAAACAGAATTGTACGGCTGGCTCAGACTGCCCGCGCCGATTGACGGTGAGACGCCGCACGCGGGCTACTGCCACTTTCCTGAGTACGACCCCGAGTTTTTCAAGCAATTGACCGCCGAGGAGTTGATGCGCAAGGTCGTAAACGGGCAAGCGGTGTACCATTGGGAGAAAACGAGGGAAAGAAACGAGGCGCTTGACCGCCGTTTATATGCCCGCGCAGCCGCCAGTTTCTACGGGCTCGACCGTTTCAAGCCCCATCATTGGGAAAGGCTAGGGGTTGCGGCGAGCGAAACCCCCCCGGCGGCCCCCCAAAAAGGTGAGGAAAGGTTGCAAACAAACCCGGAAAGACCCAAGCTAAAGCGACGACCGAGCACGTTTCTGTAAAAAAGTTGGAGGGCTAAGGGATGGCCACGAGTTGGACGGATGAGGATTTGGCGACCTTGCGTGATGCGATCAAGCAAGGCGTGCGCAAAGTCGACTATCAAGACAAGTCGGTCACCTATCACTCGCTCGATGAGATGCTCAAGCTACTCCGAATCATGGAGGAGGCACTCGGCGTTAAGAAAAAATCCGGTCGGCTTTTTGCCGAGGCCGGAAAGGGGCTTTGTTAAATGAACGCGCTTGACCGAGTGATTGACTTTTTTTCGCCTGGCGCAGGATTGCGCCGCGCCAAGATGCGCGCGCTCCAAACCATACTGAGCGGCCAGGTGCGCAAGTACGAGGGCGCAAGCGGTGGGCGTCGCACGGCGAATTGGAAAGCAACCGGCACGAGTGCCAACGCTGAGGTGCAGAGTTCGCTCGTGACCTTGCGCAATCGCGCGCGCCAGTTGGTGCGAGACAACCCCTATGCAGCGAAAGCCATGCAGGCGATCACGTCAAACGTGATTGGTTGGGGCATTTTTACACAAGTTAAAGTTGACTCGGGGCAAAACAATTCGAGCGGCAAGAATGCGCTCGCTGAAAAGCGGGGCCGCGAGCTTTCGCGCCAATGGAAAGCGTGGGCGGATACGACCGCGATTGATTTCGATGGGCGCAACAATATCTCGGGGCTTCAACGGCTAGTGATGCGCGGGGTCGCCGAGGGCGGCGAGATGTTTATACGGCGCAGGCGCACCGGGCGGCGCGTGGTGGTTGGCCCCGACGGGGCGCTAACCGAAATCCCGCCGATTCAACTTCAAATTCTTGAGGGCGATTTCTTAGACCTCACGGGCGTGAGCGCGGAAAACGTGCCCCCCGGAAACATCGTGATTCAAGGCATCGAGTTTAATGCGCAGGGCGAGCGGGTTGCCTATCATATGTACGAGGAGCACCCTGGCAACGCATACTCGGTGCTCGGGGCCGGGCTCAAGAACTCGACTCGCACCGTTCGCGTACCGGCTGCGGACGTTTTGCCGGTGTACCGTTTGGACCGAGCGGGCCAACTCCGGGGCGTGCCGTGGCTAGCTCCCGTGATGCTACGGCTCAAGGATTTTGATGAGTATGAGGACGCGCAGCTAGTTCGCCAAAAGGTGGCGGCGATGTTTGCCGTGTTCGTGAAAGACTTGGACGGGGTCGACCCGTCGGTATCCGCCGAGGACGGCGAGCTAGGCGAAAAGGTTGAGCCCGGCATTATCGAAATTTTGCCGCCAGGGAAAGATATCTCGTTCGCAAACCCGCCGACGGTGCAGGGGTTTGCCGAGTATTCCAGCAACGTGCTGCACGCGGTGGCGGCTGGAATCGGCATCACATACGAGGCGCTAACCGGCGACCTATCCCAAGTGAATTTTTCGAGCGCCCGGATGGGTTTCTTGGAAATGAACCGCAATATTGAAGAGTGGCGCGCCGACATTATCGTTCAGCAATTCTTAGAGCCCGTTTTCCGGTGGTGGCTAAACGGTATGGAACTCATTGGCGAGGACGTTACGCGGGCGCGCGCGGTTTGGACCCCGCCCCGGCGCGAAATGGTTAACCCCTCGCAGGAAA